TGGCCTGGCCGTCGCCGGCGATGCGGGCGGCTGTGGCGATGATGCGTTCCCATGCTGGGCCGAAGCGTCGCTGGCAGCTTTCGGCGTTGAGGCAGAGTTCCTTGACGGCCTTGTCGATCGCTTCGGCCGAGCTTGGATTGTCGGTGAGCACGCCCATCGAGTCGGGCGGCAGGCTGGTGGCTGCGGCGAACATCGAGGCGGTCTGCCGCAGTTGCGCGGCGTGCGGTTCGAAGCTCGCCTGGGTGAACGTGCCGACCTGCGGCAGGTTGCCCTGCTTGTCGCGCGGCAGCGCGAGTACCTGGTCGAGCATGATCTGCCATCGTGGCTTGAGGTTGCCGTCCTTGCCGCGGAACATGTCCTCGGTGACGCCGAGGAAGTATCTGGGTGGGACCGAGTAGAGTTCGGCCTGTACTTCGCTGCGGAGGAAGGTGCGCACGGCGCTGTCGGTCAGGCTCATGACGGTTCGGCTGATGCGCGATCGGCCGAACGGTCGTTTGCTGTCCGGCCGGTATGCGAGCAGTTCGACGGGCAGTCGGCCATGCCATGCGGTGCGCGCGTACACGCTCCACTGCCAGTCGCGCATCGCGCATCCGATGAGTTTGCCGGGGAGCATGAGGTAGCATGCGCGGATCTGCCGGCCGTAGGTCTCGTCCTCGTCGACGTCGTAGAGCAGGGCTTCGGTGAGGCCGTGGATGCGGCTGTCCCATGTGCCTGTGGCGACGTCGGCGGGGAACTCCTGGATGATCGCGGCGGGCTCTCCCCTGTCGGGCGTGCCTTGGAGCGCGGCGACGAAGCTGCAGGAGTGGACTAGGGCGTCGGTGTGCGCGTTTTCGGCGGTCTGGGCGAGGTCGTTGGCGTCGAGTAGGTCGTTGACCTGTTTGCTCAGGTCGCTGCCGTCCTGGGTGGTGATGCCGTCGAGCACGACGCGGTTGGCGAGTCCCTCGATGGCTTTTTCCGGCCATCCGACGACGATTTCGACGTCTTTGGCGATCGGTGGGAGGCTGTAGCCGAGGTCGTGGAGTTCGTTGCGGCCGTTGTAGTAGACGGTGCGGATGCGGTTGCGTGTGCGGTGGCGGATGATTTTCGCGGTGAGGCGTCGGAAGGCGTCGTCTTCGTCGGGCGTCAGGCCGGCGACTGTGGCCGGCAGTGGTTCGAGGAGTGTCATGGCAGTTCGATCATCCTTTGTTCTGGTTCGTCGCCCGGCCGTCGGGTGCTGGTGACGGCGCCGTGCAGGGCGAGGGTGGCGGCGACGAGCGGGCTGATGTCGACGTCGGATCCGAGTTTGTTCCATCCGAACGCGCCTTCGACGCCGATCTTGCGGACGGTCGCGCCGGCGACGGCCTGGTCGAGCGGGCGCACGTCCGGCTTGTGCCGCAGTTCGTGGTATTGGAGCATGTCGAGGAGACGCCCGCATGCCTTGCCCATGTCGCTCGCGCTGGTAACGGTCACGTCGATGCCGGCGGCTTTGAGTGGGGGGATGAGCACCGTGGCCGGTGACTGGGCGTCGATGACGACGGCGGCGAGGTGCGGCCAGCGGCGGGCGAGGAAATCGACGGGCCATTTGGTGCCGTGTTTTTTGACGCCTTTGAGGGCCGCGATGTCAATGTATGCGGTGCCGTCCTCGTAGGCCTGGCATGCGCCGATGGTGATCCATCCGCGGTGCGGCGGCATGTCGATGGCCATGGCTGTCCATCCGCCGGATGCTCGTTCCGGTGTGGCGGCCTGTGCCCAGAGTTCCGGGTCGATGGCCGCGTGTTCGGTGTCCTGGTCCCAGATGCCGAGGGCTTCGCGCCTGAAGCTGTCCTCTCCGAGGTTCTTGAGCATGCGGAGCATGGCGTTGGCGGTCGTGCGGTGCGGGTAGCTCGGGTTGGCCTGGGCCCATGCGTCGGGGTCGGCGGTGTCGCAGTCGCGGTCGGCGCCGAACTCGATCCATGTGCTGTCCGGGTCGTGCGCGAGGCCGGCGGCGCGGCGGTTGGTGAACACTTCGCCGGGGTCGACCGGTCTGGGTGGCGTGCCCATGTGGATGATGAGCGGGTTTTTCGCGGCGTTGGCGGTCGGGATCATGTCCTCGAGGGCTTTTTCGGTGAGGATCTGCGCCTCGTCGAAGATGATGACGTCGACTGCGGCGAAGCCTCGGCCGAAGCCTTGTTCGCGGGCGCCGAAGAGGATGCGGCTGCCGTTGGCGAAGGCGATTTCCTCCTGGCCGTTGGTCTGGCGGATGGCTTTGCAGTGTCGTGATAGGCCGGGGCGTTTGACGAGCGCCTGCATCGATTTGAAGGTTTCGGCCGAGGTTCGCGTGCGGTGCGCGGTCCATATGACCTTGAGGTTTGGTGTGGTCAGGCACAGGATGACGATGATGGTGCCGACGGTGAAGGTCTTGCCTGTCTGTCGGCAGATGCTCATGCCGATGCCGCCGACCGAGCTGGCGTAGGTGCCGTCGGCGCGTTTGGCGAGCATGAGCGTGCCGATGCCTTCCTGCCATCGGTCGAACTGGATGCCGAGCCGGTCGGCGACGCGGCGGACGCGGCCGAAGCCGGTGGTGGCGATGCCGTCGGGGATGTTCAGGATTCGGGCGGCGTCAGATAGTTTCGGCGTCGAAGGGTTCGTCTTCGATGCCATCTGCCATCTCCTCCGGGTCGTCGAGTATCGGGTCTGGTTCCTTCTCTCGGTCCATCTCGAGCAGTTCCTTGCCGACGGCGAGGAGCTGCTTGCTCAGACCGGCGACGGCCGTGGCCGGACAGTGCGAGTCCTTGAGGTTGCGCATGAGCGCGGTTCGGCTAACCTCGAGCAGGTCGCGGTATGTGGCCGGCGCGGTCGGCTGTTGCGGCGACGGTTCGTCGGCCGGCGGCGTCGTAGACGACGTCTGGCGCTGTGGCGAGCGCCTGTGTTTGCTGGCGAGCTTTCGGCAGTTGTCCGAGCAGTATTTTCGTTTGGCGCTGGCGTTTTTCGGCATGGCGTGGCCGCATTGCGCGCAGGTCCGGATCGGCATGGCGCCTCCTTTGCCGTCGATGGTGTCGCCGGCGACGATTATTTTTCGCGGGGAGAGAGATAGGCGCTGCACACGAGGTCGCCTCCGAAACGATGACGGGGGTATCCTCCCGTGGGCTTCACCAGTCGGCGGCCTCGAAGTCGCGCGGCTTTGAGGCGGCGGCGGGATTGCCGCCGGCGAGTCTTCGTTTCACTTCGACACGCGCCCATTCGATCGTGTGCGTGCCTTTGACCGCGTTGCACCAGCGGTGCGCCGGCCCGCTGTTCGCGCGGCAGACGCGGCCTCCGTTGGCGATGGCCACGGTCTCATCCACGACGAAGCTCCATGGATCCGGAGGCCGCAGGCTGTAGTCGATTGGTCTGCCGCAGATGTAGCAGTCGGCGCGGCGAGCGCGATAGTATGCCTGCACCTCCCGCCGGCGGTGGCCGTTATGGTAGCGTGGATTGCTCATGGCATCAGCCACAGGGTGATGAGACAGGCGGCGAACGCCACGCATGAGCCGATGATGACGATTGGCGTGTCCATGCCGCCTCCCTTTTGCGGTGCCCCCACTCGGACTCGGACCGAGGACCCATGGTTTAAAAGACCGCTGCTCTACCAGCTGAGCTACAGGGGCTGGGTGGTAAAAGAAAAGCACCAGCCCCTTCGGGCATGGTGCAAGTTCTTTTACAGAATACATGGACTCAGCCGGATGCGCAACTATGCGCGATCGCGCACATCGATGAGCTCGGCCTGGTTGAACTCCCACACGCCATGCCCCAATCGACGCGCCTTCGAAAGCCTGCCGCGCGCCAGCCAGTTCGACACCTGCTTGCGCGTGGTGCGCAGCCCGGCGCGATCAGTCAGCCAGTCCGCCGCCTCCGCAGGCGAGCACGTCATGACGGCCCGGCCCGCGGCATCCACACGGCCGGACACCAGCATGTCCAGGTCGAGGCGCTCGCCGCATTCGGGGCACCAGCCATCCCGCATGCCCTGCGGCACCGCCAACGACGCCGAACAATCCGGACACTGCACGACGGTCACGCGCCCATCCGACGGCGTGCACAACCTGTCGATACGACGGAGCATCCTGTCCAGCCGATCGGCCAGCTCACCGGCAGCCGGAGAACACACCACACGCGACCACGACCTGCACACCGCACGATACGCCGGCCGCCATCCCTCGACCGGCAGCAGCATCCACTTCAAATCCACGCAACCAGCCAACCGAAGCATCAAACGGGCCGCCTCCTCATACACCTCCAACCAATGCACGCTCACCGGCAGACCGACCGAACCTCCACGCGCACCACCACCGCGCTCGCCGATGTGCGCCTTGCGTTCGGCGAGCGCGCGGAGTTCCGGGATGGTTTTGGCGAGACTGGCGATTTGTCGGCGCATGTGTTTGGCGCAGGTTTTGCAGAGGGTGGTTTGTGCTGGTTCGCCGCATTGTTGGCATTGACTGGTCATGGTTCCCGCTTTCCGGCTAGAATGGTGGTTGGTTTCTTGGGGGTTCCGTCCGGATTGGCGGGGCCTCTCTTTTTATTCGCCTTGCTGGGCAATCTTGCTGATGAGCATGCGGCTGATGTTGTTCTCCTCGTCTCGCTGGTCGGCTTGATCGAGCATGTCGGCCGAGTCCTGCATCAGGTGCGCCTGTTTGAGTGCCTTGGATGCTTGGACGGTGGCCATGGTGAGCGCGTGGCTGATCTGGATGTCCTCGCTGCCGCTGAGGGTTTGGAGGCCGGCGAGCACTTCGCTGATGTGTTTCTGCAGTGCGATGGCCTGGCGGCGGATGGTTTCGGCTGCGTTGAGACGGTTTACGCTTTTGTCGATGTCGTTGCTCATTGCTTGTTCTCCTTTGTTGGGTCGGCCGGCAGGCCTGTGACGCATTGGATGACGGCGCGGATACGGTCGGACGTGTCGCTCATCGGGTGTCCCTGGCGACCGTCGTGTCGATGCGCTGGTTGCCGAGGCTGATGTGCTCGATGTTGGCGCGCCTGCGGAGGATGTGAGCGTATTCGTCCATGACGTTGAGCTGCCTGCTCAACAGAGTGATCGGGCAGGCGGGCTCGAAGTCAAGCATGCCATCCGCATACCGCTGCAGCATGTCCATGAGCCTGCCGGCACGAGCGGTCAACTCACGGTATTCGACGCGCATCCGCTCCTCATAATCGGATCCGTCGGCGGTAGCGGGTTGCGCTTGGTCGGCGGTGGCGAGAACTTCGATGGCTTGGCGCAGGTATCCGTCGTGGATCCAGTCGGCCGCATGCTCCCATTCGTCGTGGATGTGTTTCGGATCGTCCTTGCGGAGTGCAAATTTGAGTCCGAACAGGCGTTCGGCGACGGCTTCGGTGCGCGCGTCGATCGGCGGCAGTGGCGGTTCGAGTGTTTCTTCGCTCATTTCGATTCCTTTCTCTGTTGATTGTGCATGGTCTTCCGGGTCTTGTGTCGCAGCAGCCACACCACCCATCCGGGCGGTTCGGTCCAGATGGTCAGATGCGAGGACGCGGCGTACAGCTTCCACCACCTGCCGCAGATGACGCAATGCTCTATCCTGCGCAGGCTGACCTCGTATTGCGCCGGACCGATGCCATTGCTCGCGCAAATGAATATCCCGACCGCGCTCCGGCACGCATGCGGCGAGCGCCGTTTGTTACGACTGATGCTGTTCATCATTCCGCCTCCTTCTCAAGGATGTAGACGATTGTCGGCGGGAATGGTGGCTCATAGCATATGTTCGGCTCCACCTTGTACTCGCCTTTGCCGCCGAGTCCCGGCAACACGTCGGTGCGCATCACGCTCCATCCGTCGGAAAGCAGACCGGCGAGCGCTTCCGTATTCTGCAGCTTCAGCGTGTACACGTCTCTGCTTGCCGCGTACATAACCGGCACTACCTTAAATTTCCTACTCACCGCTCCGTCTCCTTCTGCTCGTCCAACCACTTCTCAAAAAGCCGGTAAATGTCCAGCGAGATGGTCCTCACCGGCTGGAACTTCAGCCGTCGCATGCAGTCGGCGCACACCTCGGTGACTGTCTTCGCCTGACCGCCATAGATGAGGCCCACGGAATAGACGGGACTCGAGCACCACCGGCCGCACAAGTCGCAGGTGTGTATGTCCATCGTGACCAACTCGTCACGCTGCGGCAGGAACGGATTCTCCGCATCCCTTTCCTCCACGGCATCGGCGAGCGCCTTGCTGATCTCATCCTTGGCGGCGAGATAGGCGTGGTATCGAATCGACGAGCTTTCCTCGAGGAGCTTATTGCCATAACGCTGTCCGGCGCGCACGGCCTCGAGCTCCTGGTCGACGAGCTTGCCGAGTACGCCGATGGCGATGTCTGCTTCACTGTCTTTCATTGTTGTTCCTTTTCCTTGTCGTGTTCCGCCGACCATCTGAGCAGGGCGTTGACGGCGATTTCGCACGCCTGCCGTTCCTCGTCGTCCTCTGGTGCGATACATACGGCGCCGCATTGCGACCAGATTTTCACTGTGGCTCCTTGTCTGCGCCGCTCACATGGCTCCAGTCGCATGACAGGCCGGCCGAGTACGAGTAAACGACGCAGTCCACTTGCCTCGTGTCGGACAGTGTGACGATGCATTCCTTGATGCCGTCGCCGGACCTTTTGGAGCATGTGGTGCCGGTGGCGGCGATGGCGTGGGCCGGGGCCGACGTTTTGGACGCACTGCCGCATCCCGCGAGCGCGGTGCAGAGGGTGAGTGTGATGGCGGTGAGTGTGGCGCAGATGGTGTTTCTCATTGGTTTCATTCCTTTCCGTAGATGGCGAGGCTTCGTATGCCGGCGCTCATGCTGTTGGAACATGTGTTCGGATCGTAGGAGATGATGTCGTTTCCGATGCCCTGGAAGCGGAGGCTGGCGGCGCCGTCCGGATGTCGGATGAGTTCGAGCCGGCCGTCGATGATGACGTCCTGGTCGGTTTGGGCGATGCAGCGGCGGCCGATCAGGATGGCCGGGTCGGCCGACCGCCATTTATGTAGCGGGACGTTGACGCTCACCGCGGCTCCTCGCCTTCGTTTTCGCCCCTGGCGTCCTTTCCGGCCGCCTCGTAGCCTTCGTCGTACACGTCGTCGAGCAACGTCTGGAACTCGGGAGAGTCGAAGAACGTTCTGATGGCGTCCTTGGCCACGCGCCTCCATGGCTCTTTGCCCTCCATGGGCATTTCGTTCCATGGGCGTGGATGGCGGGCCCCGTTGCTGTACCAGCGCAGGTAGATGGCCTCGGCCACCTTGTTCTGCGTCTCCAGACCGATCGGAATGGTCTCCTGGTCTGCCATGATGGCTCCTTTCAGTATGTTTCCGGCGGTTCCGGCGCGGTGCTGTCCGCAATGATGTAGGCGGCGAGCGCGATGCATAGGGTGAGGATGATGAGCATGGCGTGCAGGGCGAGCCATTGGATGGGGATCCAGTGGTGGAGGCCGATGCCGATGATCGGCCGGATGATGGCGTGCGGCACGAGCAGCAGCGCGGCGATGGAGAACAGCGTGGCGAACCAGTCGCCGACGCGGTTGGAGATGCGGTTGATGGCCTGTTTCATTCCGAGGTTCCTTTCATAGTTGGTTTGGTACGGTTCATGGCCTGTTGGCTATCCAGCCGATCAGGATGGTGGCGAAGAGGAGGATCACTGCTGCGATGCTCATCACATTGCTTCTTTCGTGGCGATGTATCGGACCGGGTATTCGGAGAGTCCGCGGATGAGGTGCGCGTATTGGCGGATGTCGCGGTCGAGGCATGTGCCGGTGCGGTGGGCGCTGGCTACAGGCGTCTCCCCTTCCGGTCTCACGTCCCAGCCGGCGGCTTCGAGACTGTCGCGGAGGGTGGCCATGTCGATGCGGTGGTAGTGCAGCGGGAGGTTCGGGCAGAGCCGGCCGATGAAGTCGAGGTCGAACTGCGGGTTGCTGCCGGCCGGATGGAGGGTGAACGATTGCGCGAGGCTGTCGACGTATTCCTCGAGCGCGTTCGCCGTCGCCTCTTCCGTGTATCCGCCGTCGAGAGCGTCTTCGAGCAGTCCGTTGGCGCAGTGCATGCGCCACGCCTTGATGTTCCCGTCCGTAACGGACGCCTTGCGGCCTTCCAGCCCGATGACGCGGCGGAAACCGCCGACGCACCGCACGCCTCTCACGTCGGTGCAACGCAGTTCCACCTCGAGGATCCTGTCACGGTCCGGGTCAAGCCCCGTGGTCTCCACGTCCATCCACAGCAGCATGTCGGTCTTGTCAATGGTCATTCCGTGCTCCTCCTGTCGATGTCGAGTGTGGCGACCTCCATGGCGGTCAGACGGGTCGCGGTGCCGTCCATGTTCAGCCGCATCCACCTGCCTTCCCAGTCGAGCACTGGAACGTCACGCGGATCCGTGCCGAGCGGCACGATCATCCCGAGTCGTTCGGCCTCGGCCACATGCTGGTGGACCCAACCATGGCATCCTGTGTCACCGCTGCCGCACAGCTCGATGATGTTGACTGGGCTGTGCCTCACATCCGGATCCGCCGCGCGGCGCAATTGCCGATGATGGCCGGAACGTCCAGGCCAGCGAGCCGGATCGTGGATGTTCGATCCGCAGCGCAGGCAATGCCAGCCCTGGCGTTCCAAAGCGGCACGCTTGGAATCATCGAACTCACTCACAACGCGTTCCTTCCTGCATCAGGCCGTTGACCAGCACCAGACATGAAGTGCAGTTCGTTCTTAGTCCGGAGGCCATCGCGGCGATGCCGTTATCGGCCTTGCCGCCGGCGAGCGCCTGGAGTTCGATGTTCGCCGCGGTTTCCGCGGTGTCGGTGATGAGTTGGGCGAGTCTGTTGATCTGTTCCTTGGTCATTCGTCTTCCTCCTCGTCTTCTTCCGTGATGGCGGCAACAAGCTGGTCGAGGCGTTCGGTCTCGTCGTCGGATGGCTCATAGCCGAGGTCTTGGAGGATCAGGTAATAGCCGGGGATGCGGCGGCTGACGTTGTCGTCGCCACTCCAGTCCCAGTCATTTGGGCTGATGAACCATTCGATTCTGGCGGTGAGGATCATGACCGCGTATGTCGGCCAGTCCGGTGAGTCGAGGTGCGTGTGGAGTTCCGCGAGCGCCTGTTCCGGTTTGATGCCGGCGATGGCGGCGAACTGTTCCCGGGCGCATGCGGCGTCGTTCCAGGTGTGTAGGTCTTTGGTGAAGCCGGTCGGGTCCGGGTCAATTGTCTGCAGGAGTCCAAGCCTTGCCGTGGTCTCGATGAGCTTGGCGCGCTTGATGGCATGGAGATGGCCGTGGAGCCATGCCATGCGCTTGCCAGCCGTCGTGGCGGCGTATTCCTCGAGCACGTGCTGTCGGGCGTCGCGTTCGGCCTGTTCGGCGGCTCGCTGGGCTTCCTTTTCGGCTTCGGCGGCCGCATCACGACGATCCCAGAGGTATATCGTCTGCGTCGCTTCATGGACGGAGACCGCGTCTGGATTCTGCTTGCGGAGCTCTTCGATGGTTTCTTCCGGAGTGCCCGCGGCGGGGAAGATGGCGCCGGAGTAATGCCATTCGGAATCCGAGAAGGTCTCTCCGGGATCCTCGATGACGTTGAGACCGGTGGTGCCGGTGGCGAGGAGCGCGGAGACATCGGCGAACCACTGGCTCCGGCGATCTTCCACTTCGATGTTGTGGAGGATGTAGTCGAAGTTCGAGGTCCCCGCGGCGTGCGCGAGGCGTTCCTGACGGTCCGGCTGGCCGTCGTATCGTGCGATGGCCATGAGTTGGCCGATGGTGAGCTGGTCGAAGTCGTCGCGTGTCTTCCTGACGTCCGCCTTGATGCTCGCCGCTTTCGCTCTGTCACGCACATAGTCGGCGCTTCGGCCGAGCCTGTGCGCGACGGCGGCGGTGGTGGCTCCGAGGTCGAGCATGCCCTGGATGGCGTCGGCCTCCTCGAGGACGGTGAGCTGTTCGCGCTGGCAGTTCTCGGTGACCATGGCCTCCAACTGCTGCAACGGGTCTAACTCAAGAACGAAACACGGCACGGCTCCGGTGCCGGCCTGCTTGCATGCGGCGAGACGACGATGGCCGGCGATGACACGATAGCGCTCGCCGTTGTGTACGACGGAGAGCGGCGTGAGAAGACCGTTGGCCTTGATGCTGTCCGCGAGGTCGGTCACGTCGCCGATGTTTTTGCGTGGGTTGTCCGGGTGTGGGTCGATCAGGCTTGGGTTGATGAGCTTGACTTCGTTGCTCTGGTGGTAGTTGCTCATTGCTTCTCCTTGCTGGTTTGTTGTTGATTGAGTTCTTCGGCGCACGCCTGGCATGCCTTCCACCATTCGCTTGGGTTGCCGTTGCGGAGGCTTCCGGTGTGGTCGTATTCGTCCTCATGCGGATCCATGAGCTGGTGGACGTGTTCGCAGTTCCAGGTGTGCTTGTGGATTGGCGGCGGCGAGATTGGCTCGGGTGCCCAGGTTTCCCATTGGTCGCGGAGCCATGTGTTGAGCCGTGGGATGTGGCCGGTGCGGATTTGACCGTCGTTGACGGCGTGCTTGTAGCGGCGGAGCGCGGTTTGGAGGCGTGTGAGTTCGACGGGGTTTCCGGCGATGGCCGCGTACAGGGCTCTGGCTTCGATTTCGGTCTTGCGGCCTTTCGCGCCGACGGATCCGGGATAGGTTTCGGCGAAATGGTCGAAGCCGGATTCCGGCGTGGCGGGGTGCTTCGGTTTGCCGGCGGGAGGGGTCGGAGAAGGTATCTCGGTATCGGTATCGGTTTTATGCCATGTTTTTGCTTGGCTGTCCTCTAGCAACTTGCTAGACGGTTTGCTACCTGTCCCGCTACCGTTTTGCTCTCCGTTTGCTTGGCTGTTTTCCGGCAAGTCGCCAGACGTTTGCTTGGCTTTCTGGTTGGCCGCCTTGCGGCGTCCTCCCTTGCTTCCCGCCTTGCGGCGCGCCTCGCGCTGCTCTTCGGTCAACACTCGCGGCTCCCTGCATATGCCTTCCGCGTAGACGGGACGCCATCCGCCGTCGTGCTCCTCCATGAGGCCCGAGTCGATGAGCTGCTGGAGCTGTTTCATGGTGCCGCCGGCGTCCTTGAGGTCGAGCTTGTCGAAGTGGCCGGGGTATGCTGCTGGGTCCTTGGCCTGCATCGAAACACCTTTGGAGTGGATGACGCACAGCTTGACCCACAGTCCCACGGTGGCGAGCGGCAGGCGGCGGATGCGCCTGTCGTCGGCCATCTGGTCGTCGATGATGAACCACATACCTCTCTTGCTCCTTCCGTGGTTCAGTCGATCTCGCCGGTGTCCGGATCGACGGTCGCCTCCACGTCGCCGTCGTCCATGTTGAGACTGCGGCGCAGGTCGTCGATGAGGATCATCTGCCGTGACGTAGCTGGCTTCGCGCACATGTTCTCCATGGCCAGTCCCGCGTCGAGGATGCGCTGCGCGAGGTCCGCGCAGTCGTACATGGCTTCGGTGATGGCGTGGATGCCGCCCCACTTGTCGATGTGCTCCTTCTTGGTGCGGGTGTCCATGACGGTGCGGCATGCCTTGAGCACGACGGCCGCGGACTTGGTGACCTGCTGGGTCTTGCCGATGAGGTCGATGAGCGTGTCGGGCGTGGCCTCCTGCGGGATGAGCGCCTGTTGTTCGTTGGCTTTCATTGCTGCTCCTTAGAAATCTGGTTCCGGATCGGGTCCGAATGATGACTGGTCGTCCGACGGAGTGCCCCACGGATCATCGGCAGGTGCGGCCGGTTGCGTGGACTGGGCCGGCTGTTGGCTCCAGCCGCCCGCTCCGGTGTTGACGGTCGGCGTTTGCGCGGCGGGATTGCCGTAGACGGGACCTTGCGGCCGTCGGTCGATGCGGCTGACCTGCGCGGTGGCGTAGCGCAGGCTCGGGCCGATCTCGTCGACCTGCAGTTCCATGACGGTTCTGTTGGTGCCGTCCTGTGCCTGGTAGGAATGCTGCTGCAGACGGCCTTGTGCGATGACGCGCATGCCCTTCGCAAGGCTCTGCGCGCAATGCGAGGCCATGTCACGCCATGCCGAGCAGCGCATGAACAGCGCCGCCCCATCCTCGTACTGGCCGGTCTGCTTGTTGTATACGCGCGCGGTGTTTGCGATGGTGAAGCTGGCGACCTGCGCGCCCTGGCCGGTGGTTCTCAGTTCCGGATCCGCGGTGAGGTTGCCGACGATGGTAATGACGGTCTCGCCGATGGCCATGTCATTCCCCTCTCACGTATCCGGCCGGTTCCGGGCCGAGCTGGCTGGGATCCTTGGCCTTCCACGCGCATTTCGCGCGCAGGCATCCGGCCTCGCGGTCGATGACGATCTCGCCGAAGCGTGCCGGCGCGACCATGGTGAGGTTCCAGCCACGGTCGCGGTTGAGCGTGGATATGGTTTCGTACAGTTCGCCGATCAGTTCGGCGGACGTCATGCCGACGCTGGCGGGTGTGAGCGGCCATTCGAACCACTTCTCGCCTTCCGGTCTGCTTGGTGTTTTGCTTGGCAACGTTTGCCTCCTTTGGATTGATGTCGTGCCGGGGAGCGGATTCGAACCGCGCATCCATCCGCCGACGTGACCTCAACACGCCGATCCATGGCGCCCGCATCCTGTCGCGGGCCCCGGCGAAGGCCGGACGGGAGGAGAAGAGAGAAGATGACCCGTCCGGCTGGTTTTAACGTCTTTTCCTTGACGCGCGGGCGGTTCCGGCATGGCCGCGCATGACGAACCACGTCCATGCCGCAATGTGTGCGGAACCGTCCAAGTCCTTCACTGCCGTTGCTCGTCCAGCCAGCGCGCGAAGCGGGGGTCGGAGCACAGGCGACGCATGATGATTGCCGTCGGGATGAGCACCGCGAACGGCGCGGCGATGAGATGTTCGATGGGGTGCGTGCACGCCGGCGTGCAATACAGCACCCATATGGCGGCGAGCCAGAGCGCGAACAGCGACTGGCGCAGGATGACACGGGCGAGAACCTTCATCGTTTTGCCTCCGCTTTAGAATCAGTGGAATGGACATCAATGCGATCACCGGCGTCGTTGGCGCCGTCACGGGATTGGTTGGCGGTGTCGCCGGATGTGTCGCCTTGTTCCAGGCGCGCCATGGCAACAAGCTCTCGGAGCAGGCGAACGGCTCGGCTGAGGAAGCCAACCGGATCGCCGTCGAATCGAAGCGTGCCGCCGAGCAGGCCAACCGCCTTGCAGGAAAGGCGAACGAGATAGCTGCAGACGCGAACTTGATCAGCCAGCGGGCGTTGTCCGTCACCGCCGACCAGACGGTTCACAAGTGGCGGGTCGAATACGATGGAGAAACCTCGACCGTCTTCCTTGTCAACGATTGCCCCGACATGGCACGAGACGTGTCCGTGTTCGTCCGTTTTAAAGACCAGACCGTTGCGCAACGGCACGTCGACGAGGTTGCGCCGTTCGGAGAGGTCGCGCTCGAAAGCGAGTTCTTCTCCAAGCAGATATTCGAAGACCAGGCCGGTATCGACCGTCTGAACGCCCAACCCGGCTTCACCTACTTCGGATGTGGATCCTGTCGAGTGAAGGTCCACGTCGCTTACACTACGGAGCTCGGCGCCAGACGCAACGACGAAGTCGAGCAGCGCCTGACCAACAGCCAGAGGCATTGATTCCATCACAGCTCCTTGTTGATGGTGTCGATGACGATATCAACGAGGTCGGGCACGTCGAGGTCGATACATCCGACGATGTGACCAAGCGCACGCCTTGCTTCGACGTCGTCCCACCCGTCGGCATAGGCCGGACGGATGGCGTCGCCCTCGTCCTCAAATTCCCTGAATATCGCTTCGACGCAGGCTTTGCGGATGTTGCTCATTTGTTCTCCTTTTCTTCCCATGGGTCGGGCCACGGGGCATCGGTACGCCAGTTGTTGTCGGCCATCACGCACCTACCTCTTCCTCGTATTCGGCCGTGCACTGGTACAGGTGTTGCGCGAAATAGGCGATCATCTGCTCCTTCGGATACATGACGATTCGTCCCACCTTCACGAACTTCGGGCCGATGCCCGCGCTACGCCAGTACGCCAGGGTGCCTTCCTTGATGCCGCAGTTGTCCGCGATGTCCTTCGTTGTGTTCATCGGCTTCAACGCCGCCGCCAATGCGGCGAACACCTCTTTGTCATCCATCACGCGCCCACTCCTTTCATGCGTCGGCGAGCGCTTCAGCGTCTTTGATGATGTCGGAGAGCTTGCGTCCAGTGACTTGACCGATACGGACAAGCTCATCGAAGTTGAACGTCCCGCCATTGAGTTTGCGGTTAAGACTGTTGCGTGGAATGCCTGCCTTTATTCCGACCTCATCCTGCGTGAGCCCAGCGTGTTTTATGGTGCTCTTGAGGACATCACCAATTTGTCGAGATGTCACATTTTCAATTTGCTTCAAACTGAACCTCCAAAGTTTTATTTAAGACTTATTTGTGTCATATGAGACATAATAAAGAAATATTTGCCTTATGCAAAACTCGGCGTGTCTCATATGAGACAAAAAACGGGGAAAATGACGTAATCTAAACACATGGCAACAGGAAAGAAAATCCCGACTATCGAATCAAAGGCGCTGTCGATAGCGATCAAACGGGCAATGGCGACAAGAGAACTGAAAGTAAAGTCGCTCGCTGAGAAATCAGGCGTCCCCTACGGGACGTTACGGAGGATCCTCGAACTGAACACCGTTGCCGATTATGAGCAATTGCAACGCATTTCGACGGCGTTGCGAACACCTCTGGCGCAGATCATCGCCGATGCGGATGAACTCAGCAAAGACCCAGAAGTTGTAAGCGATTTTGAGACATCTCACGAAGATATCGACATCGATAAGTGGGCCGACCGCATCAAAATCGAAGATTCCATTAAAACCAGATAGGAAGGGAGAGCAATGGAATTTGAAGAGAGCCTTAACCAGGTCGCAGCAAAGGTACGCGACCTCAAAGAGGGCATCGAAACAGAGGAAGCCACGAAGAACGCGTTCATCATGCCGTTCATCGGTCAAGTGCTCGGTTATGACGTGTTCAACCCAACCGAAGTCGTGCCGGAATTCACCGCCGACGTTGGGGTCAAAAAAGGCGAAAAGGTTGATTACGCGCTCGTGCATGACGGTCAAGTGCAGATTCTTATCGAATGCAAGAAGATTGGCGTACCGCTCAGCTTGGAGAACGCAAGCCAGCTGTACCGGTATTTCGCGGTGACGAACGCGCGCATCGGTGTTCTGACCAACGGCCAGGTATGGAATTTCTACATGGACATTGATGAGCCGAACCGCATGGACTCGAAGCCGTTCCTGGTGCTGGATCTATTGGATATCGATCCGACGATAATCCCGGCGTTGCAGAAGCTGACCAAGCCGGCGTTCGACCTTGATTCCATCGCCAGCAGTGCCGAAGAGCTCAAATA